GGCGCCGTCCGAGTAGAACACAGACTGACGTTCGTCAAGGCCGGTGATCACCCATTTGCCGAAGTGGTTGCCCATGCCGTCCGTCACGGTCAAGGGCGTACCCATGTCCCCAGCCCCACGCAAGGCGGCAACCTGACCGAGCCCCACGACGCTCAAGGAGAAGGGTGCCCGGCCCGCGTCGAAGTGGGTGTACACCACGCCCTCCAGCGTGATGGTGCGCTCGCCCGGCCCCATGTACTGGTTTGCCAGTTCGCCGCCGATCCGCTCCAGCGCCACCCACCGCCACGTATCCGAGCGCGTGAGGGATTGATACGCTGCCGTTGACAACGAGAAGATGAACGGCCCCACCTTGAGCATGTGTCCTCTAGCCATCTACGAACGCGTCCTGTTCTGCTTGCAGGATGTCTTTGGCCCCCTGCGAAACGCCCTTCTGTACTTGACCGCTGACGTCGCCGCCACCTGTGTTGTTGACCGTGATAGGCGCGGTAACCGTGACCGTAACCGACCGTGGCTTCTCGGCTGCCAGAGACGCCGCCCTTGCCTGCTCCAGTGCCACGTTGCCGGCCATGGCCGCGTCCAGCGATGCGGAGGCCTGCGCCATGCTTGCGGCAATAGCTGCCTCCATCTTGGCAGCCGAGCTGTCCGCTGCCTTGGCTTGCGCCTGTGCGGTCTGCTTAAGCTCCTTGACTACTTCGCCAACGTCGGCTGCCGGCTGCGATGGCTTGACCCCGGGGACAGGACCAACGCCGGGGCCTGCCGGGTTGGTGCCGGGGGTTGGGCCGTTGGCCGGGCCTTCAGGACCGAAATACGGGGTTTCCCCGCCATAGACAAGGTCACCTGAAGGCGTGAAGCCTGCGACCGCCCCACCGGGCTCGTCAGGACCGGGCTTGCGTCTGGAGTAGCGCCCCGCCCTTGTCTTGGCCGGTCCTGTGTCCGCGTCCGATACGGTAGCCTCTGGCATGCCCAGCGCCGAGCGAGCCCAGCCGGGGACGAGGTCAAGCAGTCCGTCAATCGCGGACTGGAACCACGACTTGATGCCCTCCCATGCCATCTGTAGCCCGGCCTTGATCGCATCGCCTATAGCCGTGCCGATCTGCTTGAACTCTTCCGCGACCGTCATCAGGTGCGTCTTGAACCCGGTGAAGTCGCCACGCAACAGAGCGATGGTCGCGCCGACGCTTTCGCCCACGATCTTGAACGCGGTACCCCAGCCCGGGATAACGCTGTCGAAGGTGGCCGCGATTTCGTTGATGGTCTTTTGCACGCCGCCGATATCGCCGGCCATCATCTGGAAGATACCGCCGATCATCTTCAGAGGCTGCACGGCAAGCTCGACGCCCTTGGCCAGCACGGTGCCGATGACTTCGCCCACGCTGCGACCACTGGAGGCCACACCGTCAAGGGCTTCCTTGGTATAGTCCACTTGTGTGAACAGGCTGCCGAACCATCCGACAACGCTGGAGATGGCCGAGCCCACGACGTCGAACATGGGGCCGAAGGAACCGAAGACCTTTTCCAGCGGGGCGATAGCCGACTTGACCTTCTCGATTGCCGGGGCAAAGGCGGTAACAATACCGTCCCACATTCCCGAGAAGAACGAGGAGACCGGTTCCCAGTATTTATATATCAGAAGCGCAGCCGCACCGACCGCAAGAGCGACGCCCGTGACAACGATGCCGACCGGGTTAGCCAGCATGGCGATGGACGCCGCCCGCATGCCAAGCGCGAGACTGCCCACGGCTTGGGTGATGCTACCGAAGGCCGCGACGACCGGGGGACCGAGCATCTTGAACCGGAGGAGGCCTTCACGCATGAAGCTCAAGCCATAGCCGGCAACCGCACCCACGGCGCCGAGTGCGAGCAAGGAACCGGTGACGCCGACAACCGCCTGTGTGACGATGGGGAACTCTGTAGCCAGATAGGTGATGCTGTCGAGCACGGGGGACAATGCCGGGGATACGGCGTTGATGGCGCCGAGCATCGTGTCACCAATGGCGATGGCCGTGATGTACGCGGTAGACGACAGGCGCCGCAAGCCGGCTGCCGTGGTGTTGGTGCGCTTCTCGTATTCGGTCAAGACCGAGTTGACGTAGTTGCTCTTGTCCCCGACCTTGCCAAGGTACTCCTCCAGCTTGTCCATGTTGTTGAACAGCTTGGCCGCGCCTGCATCTGTGTAGCCGGTACCGAAGATGTCCGCGAAGGCTTCGACCTTGTCCACTTCCGAGAGCTTGTTGAACGCGTCCGCGAACATGCGCACGCCCTTGACGCCGTCCTTAAGCATAACCTTCTGGAGGTCGTAAGGATCGATGCCGAGGATTTTGCGGAAAGCACCATCGGCCTTTTTGCCGGGCAGATTGGGGGCGTTCTTCAGAACGTTAAACATGTTCATGATCGACGTGGCGCCGGTCTCTGCCGTGTTGCCGAGGTCGAGCATAGTGGTCGCAAATGCTGCGGTCTGTTCGGCTGTCAGCTTGACTTCAGAGCCGGCCGATCCGATGCGCTTCATCATGTCGATCAGTTCGGGAGCCGTGGCCGTCGAGCTGTCGTCGAGCATGTTGAGCGCGTCACCGAACTCGCGCATTTGCTCCATGGACATCTTGAGGGTACCACCGATCTTGGCAATACCCGCGCCGGCCTCGTCTGCCGACATGTCCCAAGCGAGCGCCATCTTGGCGACCATGTCCGTGTATTCGAGCACTTCCTTGGGGTCAGTGTAGCCCGTGCGCGCGCCCGCTGCCGCGATATCGATCAGGCCATCAACCGCGATCGGGATGTCCTTCGACATGTTCTTGATGGCCGTGCCCAACTCTTCGATGTTGGTGCCATCCGGCATGACCTTGGTCAGGTCCGTCATCTTGTGTTCGAAGTCGATGGCCGGCTTGGTCAGGCCGAACAGCGCAGTGCCCACGGCTGCCACGTCCAAGAGCTGCGACCGGTAGCCGGCGCGCTGATCCTGTATCGCTTCAAGCTGCTGTCGGTTGGTGGCCTGTGTGGTGGACGCCCAGTTGCGCATGCCCCGGCCGGTCTCTTGCATGGTCTTGCCGAGACTAACAAATCCATCATCCACAGACTTCAGAGCGCCGCCGATACCGGAGCTGAAGTTCATGCCAATAGAACGACCAATGCCGCGCAACTTGTCGTTGGCGGCACCGATGGCTCTATCAAATGTTCCGTCTAGGGATGCACCGATCTCGACGTGTACCCGAGGCGCCATGAAACTATCTCCTACCGCTTCCGGCCTCGTCTATCTTTGGCCATCTGGTCGTAGATAGCTTTACGACGTTTTGTCAGGTCTTCCAAGGCGTCAAGCCATTCCTTTAGCTCCACCTCCTCCATGTCGAGGAGGTCGAAGCCAAGGGTGCGGTTCTCGGTTAGGACGAGGACTGCGCGTCGGACTTCGGAGACGTCCCCGAAGACAAAAAACTCCTGAAGGCTTCTTGCAGTCGGTTGTAATCCGACATGTCGAGGTCTTCGATTTCGTCAGGTGCGAGATTGGTTATGAAGGAGAACAGCGCCACTTCGACTTCGGCCTGATCAGTGCGGCCCTTGCTGGCGTTGAGGCGGTCGCGGACCTTGGGGCGCCGCATGTTGATCGTGGCAGTCTTGACGCCGCTGATCTCGAAAGGGAATTGCAGAGTGACGTTTGCCGAGCCGTCCGCTTCATTGATCTTGATGTAGTGGGGGAGGGCAGGGCCGCGAACGCGGGGAGTGTCAGCCATGGGTCGGGTTCCTTTTGTGATCCCATATGTTGATGGTAGTGCCGGGGCTTAGAGCCCCAGCGCTGCTCGCTGAAGTGCCAGACGGTCAACGCCGCCGACACGCCGAACCATATTGACGACGTCGATATGGTAGATTTCCTCATTGCCGATCAGAAGCTCGTAGAAGCGGAGGTTCATCGTGGCCGTGAGCGGGCTCTTCTGCCCGTTCTGGATTGTCCCGGGGGACATGATAGTAAACATGCCCGAGACGTTGACGACGTAGGGGATAACTTCGATGTCGTCAACCATGGCAGCCCGGAAGGTCAGGCGTGCCGCGTTCGAGGACTGAAGGCCCCAGAGCTTGAGCAGGTTGGAGTTGTGTTCGGCCGAAACGAATTCCAGCTCCATCAACTCCTGACCCATGTCGAGCGGAGCAACGCCGTCCATGCCGCCCGCCCGGTGCTCTTCGATGGTCAGCTCCAGATCGGGCAACGTGATCTCGTCAACCTTCCCGGCAAAGCCGCGACCGTCAACGAAAACGTTGAAGTTCTTAATCACCTTGGGGATATCGGCCATCGGTGAATGTCTCCTTTATTGAGGGCCTTGCCCGTTGGGATTAATCGAAAATTTCCGTGACGTAGTTGTTGACCAAGTGCGCCCGGAAGGTGATGCGCTCGGCCACGAACGGCACGGTATAGTCGAAGTCGATGAAGAGCTGACCCTGCGAGATCACGGACGGAGTGTTGATGTCCGGGTCCGCCCATGCGTTGCCGCCGAGGACTGCGCCGATAGACTTCAGGTAGCGGAGGTAGTCGTTAACGCCGCCGACGACGCTCTCGACATAGCCCTTGGTGATGTTGCGGTCCACCGCCCAGAGATGGGCGAAAAGAATGCTCTCCTGAATGATGTCAGCCGCGCGGCGCTGATTGAGGAATGCGAACTTCGGATCGTCCGAAGTGGTGCGGTTGCCCCATGTCCGATAGCCCTCTTCGTAGACGATGGTCGTGACCTCGTTTTCGTTGAGGTAGTTCGCCCGGCAGTTCGGATCATTGAGGGCGAATTCGATAGGGCGGTCAACACCGATGATACCCTTGATCAGCTTGTTGGACGGCGAAGCCCAGAAGCCGAACTCGGCGTCGGTCGCGGCAATGACGCCGGCCATGACGGTCGAGTAGGGGAGCGATACCGGGAGGCCGGTGACCGGTCCAGTGAACTTGACGAACGGGTCCAGCACATAGATGCGCGCGGAGCCCCAGTCCTGCCGGTAGGCGACGGCGGCTTCGTCCGTGGTGTTCGGGGCGTCGGCCAGAACGATAGCCCCCAGACGCGTGGCGATGACGTCGAGCTGTGCGACGACGCCGTTGCGGAGGTTGCCCGTCTTCTGGTGGGTGAAGCCCGGAGCGAGCAGGATGCGCGGCTGAAGACGAAGAGAAGTCTTGGAAGCAAGGAACTGCCAGACGCCTTCGTAGTCGCCGCTGGTCTCATCCACGCCGCCGATGATGTCGGCTGCGACTGCGGAGGCCGGGTCAACGTAGGAGTAGCCCACGGTGATCGTGGCGCCGGGTGCGATCTTGGAGCCGGTGAGCGGACGCGAGATCGAACCTTCTTTGGAGTTGACCACGTAGTCGGTGCCGGCCACGAGGGTGGCGACGTAGTTGACTTCGACCGTGGCGCCATCTGCCGGGGAGCCCGAAGCCGCGATACGGGTGATGACGCCGTTCGAGTAGCTGTAGTGGGTGCCAGACGTGTAGGTCGTGACACCGTCCGCCGACTTGACGGAAGCGACCGAGGTGACGCCGGCCGGGAGGACGATGGTGCCGGTCGGGCCAGACGAGAACGCCAGCTTGACCTTGACGGCAGTGGTGGGGGTCAGGGCCGAGACGAAGCGCTTGGCGAGCTTGGCGATGGAAGATGCCTTGCTGAAGGTGACCGCCTCTGTCGCGATGGCTGCCGTGTCCGTCGCAGGGTCGATGACGTTGACAACGACAACCGTGGCCTTGAACTGCTGATAGATTGCCCAGAGGGCGCCCGGGATGGTGAAGCCGTCCGTCTCGTCCCATTCACCGAACTTGGTGACCGCGTCGCGGAGCGAGGTGACCATGGTGGCCACGTTCTTGAGGCCTGCGCCGGCTGTACCGATCAGGCCGATGACGGAAGACTTGAGGGTGCGGATAGGCCGGATGCCATCGGAGACCTCAACGACTTCCACGCCGTGCAGAAAATCAGTGTTCATTCTCTTGAACCTCCTAGTAAGGATTTGCCGAGAGGCCCTTTGCACCCCGGGTCATTGTCATCGGATCGCGGCAGGGCGTTCCAGTCGAATTGCCGCAAACTACCAATGTCGGTAACTTGCGGCAATTAAGGGTAGGCGTGAAAGGGCCTTAGCCCTTGGAAGCGGCCACGATCTGCGCCGTCGCGAACAACACGCGAGCGATGGCGTCTTCGATGCCGACAGGCGGGCCGGCGAGGCACGTGGCCTGAGTTGCAGAGAAGACCGTCCGGGCCTTGGCGATCTTCTTTTCGTTCGTGACAATCTCGGACACGACGGCAGCCTCGAACGCGGTGTTGGCTACGGACAATCCTTTGCAGGTTGCGGTAAATGTCTTCTCAAGCTTGGCCTGTGTTTCGGGAGTTGTCGTGCAGCTCGCGAGAGCCACAGACAAGGTGACGGCAAGAAAGGCGGATTTCAGTTTCATGTTGGTATCCCTGATACGGTTGGTCGGTTTCATGCACTGCTATAGTTCGGCGTCGATATCGATATAGCAAACCTGTCCGGTTCCCGCGATGAGCGTACACCCCTGCCCTATGGTAAGGCCCGCGACGGATGCGCTTATCAAAGCGTTTTCATCACTTGCCCCGGATATATCGAGAGCCGTGACTTGCGTGCTCGACGTCACGAAGACGTAGAAGTTGCCGACCGGGGTTGAGTAAGAAAACGAGGGAACCGTCCTTTTCGGATCGTACTTCATCTGGAAGCGAGCGGTGGTATTGGACCGAATATAGCCAACACCGAAATTTCCGGCTCCCGTGTTTACGTATTGGCGCTCGAAATATCTGCGGCATAAGGCGTATTCTTGATGCATAGACCTAGCCGCAAAAGGATCATCTTCTGCTGTGGCGTCCCCTTCGACAAGTGAAACATGCGCAATATCGAAAGTTCCGGACTGCTGTCCAAGGTTTGCCGAACGGAGGTTGAAATTTGTACCTGCATCAAACCAGAAAAATACCTCCAATCTGTCATTCAGACTTGTCCCGAGTATT